CCAGTTTTCTTTTTGGCTGCTGAAGTACATTGAGCCATAGTTGGGCGACAAGCGGGATATGCTCTTTTTTCGCCTTTTTTACGACCACATGGTTTTCCCGTTTTACAGTCAACCCATCCTTTTCCGTCATTCTTTGCAAACCAATCTCTTAATGAATTTTTAGACATTACCTTAATCTTTCTTTCATAACTGCACCTTGACCTCTAATAGAAACAAAACCACCTGTTGATTTTTTTACTGGTTTTTTCTTTTTAGAGTTACCCCAATTTGCAGCTCCTACTTTTCTACATTTGCTTAAAGCTCCACTTGCATAAGCAGAAGGCCAAACATCGTACCTTGCTTTTACTTTATGATAACAAGCGTCTTTTTTTGTTTTTTCACCCATACTAACAATCCCAATCTTTTCTAGCCCAATAGTTAGCACTACATCTATCTGTTGTGCCCTTCATCCCACCACTTCTTGAACAATAAGATTTTTTTCTTGATTTTGTATTTTTGTGCATACCTAATTTGGCATCACCAAATGTAATTCTTTTTACTCTTTTGCTTTCGCTACTACATCCCATAACAAAAACAACTTTTCTTTTTTTGCCATAGCCAGGCTCTCCTTTACGGAGAGCTCTTGGACTATTTAAAGTTACTTTTTTGCCTTTATATTCAGCCATTATTCGTAGTCTTTTACTAATTCTAAAATTATAGAATAGGTATCGCCTGAACTATGTCCTACTGTAGTGAAATCAATATCGCCAGTTTTACCAGATCCCGCATTGTTTGGAATACCAGTAAAAACGTCAGAGTAATATTCATCACCAGTAGAGTCAGAAGGTAAGCCTGTTATTAAAACATTAGTAGAAGCATCAAATTCAATATTGACACCCATACCTCTACAAGCCCACCATATTTTAGCTACTTTAACTGAAGTACATGCCTTGCCTTGACTACTATTAGCCAAAGCAGAGACATCTACTTTTTTTACAGCAGATTCACCTGTTCCGTCAGAAACATTAGTGAATTTCATAATAGCAACTCTTTCACCATCTTGGATGGTTTGTGATGTTACTGTATCAGCCATAATTTACTCCTTATGCGTCAGCAAACATAGTTACTAGAGTTCCTGATCCTAAGACAATACCTTCAACGGCATACTTAGCAGAAGCAACTGCTGTAACTTTAATAATACTTCCAGCTAAACCACCTTTAGTTGTGCCATTTAAAGTGATTACATCATTAGATGCACCAGAAATAAAAGTTTTACCTGTGCTGTTGTTTACACCTATGTATAAACCTCCAACAAATTTGTCAGTACCGTCTGTTTTAATATCTAAATCAGTAGCAGCAGTTTCTATAACAAATAAGAAAGAAGCTCCTAAATTATTAGCTTGGTTAGGATCTGTTGGATCTGAAGGGCTTGTAGTAACAATACTTGGTAAAGTAAATTTACCGTCTGCATCATTACAAGTTAAAATTTTACCTGCATGAGCATCAACAGTTAATGATGTGTCAGCAGTTAAGCTTACTACTGATGTACTACCAGCAGTTATAAAACCAGAGATAGATTTAACTGGCCCTGAGAATGTTGATTTTGCCATAATTTCCTCCTTCGGAAATAAGTCTTATAGTCTTGGCTTGTCTGCTAGGTCAGTCTATAAAACAATTAATTAATCCTAGATGAATTAATTTTATTATACGGCTTTGTCATGTTCAATAGGTAATTTTTCTGTAGCTTCTAAAACTGACTTATGTGCTTCATATAATTTTTCGTAAGCTTCTTTTGTTAAATTATTTTTACCATAAGTTTTTATTAGATCTTCGCCAATCATTTCTATCAAACATCTTGTTGTAACTAATCTGCCTCTAATATCTTCGCTTTTTTCTTTGTCGGTCATAATTTTAAATTGTTTCACTTGTCTAATTTCGTATTTTCTTGAGTTTCTAATATTAATTAATTTTTTTTCTAATTCAGTATAACTGCCCCAATCTCTAATTTCTGCGACAGTTCTCCCACAACCTTTGCATACATCGTCAAATGGTATTACAGAGGTGGTACATCTACCCACACAAGGGGTTTCAGATAAATTATTTGGTTCGTGTAACCACATTTTTAAAAAAAGGGAGAGCCGAAGCCCTCCCCTCTTTATGATTATTAAGCTCCTTGAGAACCGTCAACACATCTCCAGTTAGAGAATCCAAATGAATATCTCTCTCTGGCTTTATATCTCATGTTTCCAGTATCAAAATCACCTTCTAATGCAGTTTGTAGAGGACTTCTAACAAACATTTTGAACCCATCAGGAACATCTGTTTTCAAGAAGAACGCATCTGGATCTACAAGGTAGTGGTTTACCACATAACCTTGAGGAAGCATTCCTTGGTTTCTGATTGAGTTAATGTCGTTGTCTGAAGTAGCAACTCTACCAGGAGTATTTAAAAGACGATCCGCCACGAATTGTAATTGTGGTGGAATAATCAATTTAGTTCCTTGTAAAGCTATGTTCAAACCACGATCATCAGTTTGAGTTGAAATCCTTATCAAAGCATCTTCTAAAGATGTTTCGTTAAGGTCAGCAAAAGTTGTTGCTCTGTTAGCAGCAGTACCAGTACTTAACGGGTGGTCAGTAGCGATTAACGGCTTACCGTCCCCACCAGGAAAGTCGGTGCTAAATGCGTTGTTCAGAATATTTGCAGCTTTAATTTGTTTAGTATGAGCCATACTTCTAGCTAATGCTTTGGTATATCTCGAACCTAAACGGTCATACAAATTATCTTCAACTGCTTCTTCAGTTAATGCGAAAGCAAGAGCTACAGTTTCGTGTTCATAACGAGCTGTAAATCCTTCAGTTGCATTATCAAAAGCTACGCCAGCACCTTCTGCTTTAGTCGGAGCATTACCAAAACCAACAATCATTACTTCTTCTTCGAAAGCTCTATCAGAAGTGTTTTCTTCAAAGATTTCAGCATGTTCGTTGTCGTATCGGTTGTACTCCATACCAAAAAGTGCATTTAGACCTGGCTCTAACTCTTTAGCTAATTGTGCTCTATTTATTGCCATGGTTACACCCCTGTAGTAGTTGAGTAGAAGTGCTCGTTAATTTTAACGATCACATTCACGTTAGCAGAACCTCTTTCGTCATTGTCAGGGTCTTTAGAGAACCCAACAATTCTGAAGTTTTCAGCAGCAGAAGTTGCTCCTGAATCTACCTCAGCTTTTGATTGGCCAGTAACAGTAGAACCAGCTGTGTAAGCTAAATCCACGTTGGCACCAACAGCAGCTAAAGCAAGAGAACCAGTACATTGTACTTCGTAAAGATTATTTGGATCATCTTCTACTAAAGCAGTAATTGTACTTGTAGATGTTTGTCCTGATGGATAGTGTGCTTTAAACACAACACTTCCGTCAGTATCAACAAATTTACAACCCCTAAAAATTCCCAATATTGGTTGCTCACCCGCAGCATCGCAAACGAGTATAGTACCAGCAGCAGTCATTCTTACAGGGTCGCCTGAGAATATACTTCCAGTTGCACCAGAGGCAATTTCGTATTCTGTAGTTCCATTGTTTTGAACACTTGAACCTATTTTGCCTACTAGCTTAAAACCGAAAGGTGCATCTTTATTTGCCATAATAAATACCTTTTAATTATGAAAGTTTAGTAAACAGCGATACCCCCATTTATCTTTTACCGCCACCAAAAGTAACGCTAGATGATCTTCTTGGCCTCTCTATTGGAGAACGATCATCAGATTCCTTCATTAAATCATTGTCTATGGCTTGTTGCATAGTTTGCGACCTATCTGTGAAATAATTATTTCTTTCTTGTCGAGTTTCTAAAGGAATCTTAGCTAATAAAAGTCCACCTACACTAATAACTCCAGCATGTTTTCCATCCTGAATCGTTGGTAGTTCAAAATTTTGAATTTCCTCAGCCCTTACAAGCTCAAAGCCTTCTCTCAATCGAGACATGACATTTTTCTTGTCGGGTTGGTTAGCGATTTCAGCACGAATCCATCTGTATTCATAACCTTCAGGAGGTTGTGGAGTTTCTAGAGTTGATGGGCGTTGCCAAGGTTTGCGAGATTCAAGGGACTCTCGTGTGTCCGCAGAACGTGGAGCTCTGTTTAATTCTTGTTGGTTATCTGTTGTTTTCTTTGTCATGTTTTTACCTTTTAACAAATTTTGCGTACTCTTTAAGAGGTACGTTTAGTTTTTTAGCCATTTCTACCTCTGAAGGAGAAAGTCTAACCTGCTTTTTGTTAGAACCTTGAGAATCTGCTCTAGCAGCAGAAGCCACTCTTTGAGTAGCTTGTGGTGTTGGAGCAATCTCAGTTTCTACACCAAAATCATTTGGGAACTTAGTTCTCAATCTTTTATC